CTGGTATGCCTCAGAACGGTGGCGGTAAGGGTTGGACTGTTGACCCTGTTTCGGGTGAGCGGGTGATGCCTGCGTCGTGGGAGTTGTTTTTGGAGTGGTTGTTGTTGGGGCATGAGCGTAAGCCGTTGCATCAGTATGAGTGGGCGGCTGAGAATGGGGTGCATGAGGATTCGTTGCGGAAGTGGAAGCGTGATCCTAGGTTTATTCGGGAGTGGGATCGTCGGGCTTCGGAAACGAATGTGTCGCCTGAGCGTGTTCAGGGTGTTGTGGATGCGTTGTGGGCTAAGGCTGCTGATGGGGATGTGAAGGCGGCTGGTTTGTATTTGCAGTATGTCGATAAGTTTACGCCTAAGCGGCGTTTGGTTGTTGATGATGAGCGGGATGCGGCGGGTTTGTCGGATTCGGACTTGGCTTCTGAGTTGGAGGCTGAGGTTTTTCTTTTGAGGGCGGTTTCTGATGGCGAGTAAGCGTGCTATGGGTTCGGTTGATAAGCGGTCGCCGAGGTATCGGCATGGGGGTGATCCGTTGGGGGAGTTTGCTGTTCCTGATTTGCCTTTTGGGGATGTTGCTGATCGTTCTGAGGGGTTTATGGGGGATGTTGCTGCTGATCCTTTGGGGGTGGCGTTGACGAGGCAGTTGACGAAGCAGATCCAGAACTTGTTGCCGAAGACTCCGAAGGATTTGGAGGCGGGACAGCGGATCGCTGAGGGGATTGTGGCTGATGCGTTGGGGGAGATCGCTGGGGGTTCTGAGCCGTTGACGAAGCAGATGCAGAACTTGTTGCCGAAGACTAGGGGTACTGGGCGTGGTTCGCGGGTGAAGCCGCATGAGAATCAGTTTGGCCGTATGGCTGAGCGGCAGCGTGCTGGTCGGGTGCGTGGTGAGCGTGGTTTTTGGGATTCTCTCAAGGCTGATGCTGATTGGGATTCTATCAAGTCTGAGTTCCGTGCCAGTAACGAGGGCATCATGGAGGGTCTTAGGGGTCTTGGTAGTGGGGTGCGGTCGGGTGCCCATCATGTTGCGGGTTTGTTGCCGGGTGTTGATGGTCCTTCTCAGCCGCCTGCGATGCCTGTGCCTGAGGGGATGATGGCTCGTGATCGCCGTCGTGCGGCTCTTATGGCGTTGTTGGCGCAGCGGGGCGCTCAGGGTCAGCGTGGCACTATTGGTATTCGTGGTCGCCGTGGCTAGTCACGATTTGGATTACGATGAGTTTGTGGAGGCTCTTGGTGAACGTCCTGCGTTGGATCCGTTTCTCGATGATGAACCTTTGGAGTGTGGTTTGGAGTCGCCTGAAACGTGTGAGTCGTGCCAGTGAGGCATGTGGCTGCCCTTGTAGGTATTGCTACTGGCGTCTTTGTGTGCGCTGTAATCGTTTTTGTGGTCGGACGCGCGCTTGAACAAGCGTTCCGATGAAGGATGAGTCGGCTATCTGAACTTCGTCAGGAAGCCGAATGGCGTCGTTGTCAACGCGATGAAGCGTATTTCCTCAGGTCTTATTGGAACATTGCTCATCCGGCGCATGGCCGAATCTTGTTTGATCTTAGGGTCGCCCAGTCTGAGGCTTTGACCCATTGGGACGATAACCGGTACTCGTTGACGCTGAAGGCCCGCCAGATTGGTTGGACGACACTGGTTGCTGCCCACCAGTTCTGGTTGGCTTGGTTTCACCCAGATCAGAACATCATTGACTTGTCCCGCACGGAACGGGAAGCGGTGCTGCTTTTGCGGAAAACGAAGTACGGGTTCCAGCATCTGCCGCGATGGCTGCTGGAGCGGGGCCCTAGGTCATTGGTGGAACACCAGCAACGCATGGCGTTCGATAACGGTTCGCAGATCACATCTATGCCGTCGGCGTCAGACCCGGCGCGTGGCGAATCAGCGACACTGATCGTCGTGGACGAATGGGCGTTCCTGCCTAACCCAGAGGAAGCATGGGCATCCATTGAACCGGTCGCCGATGTAGGAGGTCGAATAATCGGCCTGAGTACGGCGAACGGGTCCGGCAACTTTTTTCATCATTTGTGGACGGCGGCGTCGGCGGGAAACAACCGGTTTGCCACCATGTTTTATCCGTGGTCGGCAACCGGGGATCGTGACGAGTCGTGGTACCAGTCCAAGAAGGAGTCGATGCTGTCGTGGCAGTTGGCTCAGGAGTATCCGTCTACCCCTGAAGAAGCGTTCATCAAGTCAGGTAACCCTGTCTTCGATTTGGACATGCTTCAGGAACTGGAAGCGGGTTGCAGGGCCGGCCGTGAAGGCTGGTTGGCTAACCCGTCTGGCAGGGCTCCTGAGTGGAGAGCGGGGAGGGCGGCATGAGTTTGACTGTGTGGGCTGATCCCGTTGCGATGTCCGGCTATGTGATCGGTGTTGATACGGCAGAAGGGTTGGGGCACGGCGACTATTCTTGCGCTCAGGTGTTGTGCCTGAACACGGGCGAACAGGTCGCTGTGTGGCATGGCCACATCCCTCCAGACGAGTTCGCTCACGAGATCCACAACATGGCGTTGTGGTACCGCGACGCCTTGACTTGCGTCGAGTCGAACAACCACGGGTTGACGACGATCACCGAACTGAGACATCTGGGGCATCCGAATCTGTTTCGGAAACGCACATTGAATCAGGCGACAACGAAGATCACGCAGGAATACGGTTTCAAGACGACGAGAACAACGAAACCTTTGATGATTGACGAGTTGGGGGCTGCTCTCAGAAACAACGAGTTGGCGCTACGCGATCCGTACACGGTCGCAGAGTTGCGGACATTCGTCAGGAATGAACGCGGCTCTATGAGTGGGTCGCCGCACGACGATAGGGTCATTGCGTTGGCGTTGGCGAATCAGATGCGTAAGTACGCTTATGCCCCAGAGTTTGTGGCGAAGGTCAATGATTATTGGACGATTGATTGGTTCAATCGTTTGGGGTCTGATGAGGGTGGCGAGCAGATGCGGATTGGCGCTAATGCTGTCCGTGGGACACGCTTGCCGTCCTAATAGGGATCCCATTCACACCCTAGGAGTAACTAATGGCGAAGTTCGTTTCGCATACCTCCGCGTCGCAGACTGTTGATGGCGCGTCGGGTAAGAACAACAAGATGAAGCGCGGCACATCAGTGGTGGCCAATGAGGTCGCCCCGGGTGGTTCGCAGAAGGCGACTGAGCGCACATCGGGTTCGACAGGTTCTGATGGCGGCGGCACCAAGGGTGCTGGCGTCAACGTGCGTGTCACCCCGGGCAACCAGCACGGCATCACCGGCAAGGTTGAGCCTGCTTCCAAGCAGCCGTAGTCATGGCGGTTCTGCCGCCTGAAGCCACTTATGTCGAGTTCTGCGAGTACGTCACGGATCTCAAGGGTCCGAGGTCGGAAGCGGAGTTGGAAGATTTGTGGTCTTGGCGTCAAAAACTCGTTGGTATCAAGTTTGATATGGGCCGTGGGTATCGCAGCACTCTCCCGTCCGACGAGCAGGATCTCACGATGAATCAGCGTGAGGCCAAGGTGATCGCTGAGGCTAAGGCTCAGGGCCGCAACATTGAACCTGTTGGAAAGCGGTGGGTGTAATGGCCCGTAAGACCCGTGTTGAACTGCATGAGCAGTACAAGCAGCGGTTGGATTTGGCGAAGCGGTTTCGGAACCATGAGGGTTACGAGAACACTTGGCGGCGACTGAACGATCTGTACCGGGGCAAGCATTGGCCTGCCACGACTAGCACGAAGTCGGATTTGATTGCGGTCAATCTGGCGTTTTCGACTATCAATGTGATTGCGCCGTCTGTGGCTGTGAATCATCCGAAGATTGTGGTGAATGCCAATCAGCCGGAGGATGCTGATCGGGCGGTCTTTGTTGAAGCGGTGATGAACCATATGTGGCGACACCACGATTTCCGTCGCCCGTTCCGACGCGCTGTGAAGGATTTCTTGATTTTCGGCCACGGGTGGTTGAAAGTTGGTTGGCGGTTCACGGAACAAGAACGCAGCATTTCTGATGCTGAACGTGACGACATGTACGATCAGGCGGTCATGGAGGCTGAGGAAGCCGCTATGGAAATGCCTGATATGGCTGGCGAAATGCCGACCGATGAGGACATCGCAGCGAATCTGCCTTCAACGATGCTTTCCATTGTTGAGGACCAGCCTTTCGTTGAAAGGGTCTCGCCTTACGACATGTATGTTGATCCTGAAGCAACCTGCATGGATGACATTGCGTGGATTGCTCAACGGATTGTCCGGCCTCTTGAAGATGTTCGAGCGGATAAACGGTATAAGCCTTCGGTTCGGAAGAAGTTGACTGCTGATGCCGGGTTGAATCCGGCGTATCAGGATCCTTATGATCGTTCGCAGTTCAATGCTGAAACCGACCGGGTTACGTTGTGGGAGTATTACGACATAGCGTCGAACACTATGGCGGTGTGTTCGGAAACTGGCGACGAGTTCCTGTTGGATCCGACGCCGATGCCGTATGCGTATGGGCATCCGTTTGTGATGCTACGCAACTACGACATCCCCGATTTCTTCTATCCGGTGGGTGATCTGGAGTCCATTGAGTCTCTCCAGTTGGAGTTGGACAAGACTCGTTCCCAGTTGATGAACGACCGGAAACGGTATGCCCGCAAGTACCTGTACCACGAG